CCCAGAAGGCGTCCGAGAGGTAGCCGACCATGTCGTCCTCGGTTGCCGCCGTGAAGACGTCGATCCCAGGAGGGTTCACCTCGCGCAGCAGCGAAGGGACGTGGTCGTAGAGATCGACTGCCATTCGCTACCTCCAAGTTGCGTACCCACGAGAGTGATCGGCTAATGACGGGGCGAGACGCAGGACGTGTCCATAGCAGCCGACAAGGAACCCCGGATGGGGCCGGCCGGACAGCCTTACGCCCAAGCATGCGTTCCGGGGAGGCGCTTGACGCCTCGCCCCGTCACACCCCCGCACGGAGAGCGGGGGCTCGCGGTGTAGCTAGGAGGCCCTTGCTGCGGCGGCCTTGGTCCGCGCCTCGCCGCCACGGGACGACGGAGCCGAGGAGCGGCCCATCGACTCGTACTGGGCGCGGTCCTTCTGCGTGATCTGGGTCTTCGGCTTGACGTCGCCGAGACGGTCCTGGACGGCCTTGTAGCGCTTCAGCGAGATGTCGAGGTCGCCCTGGTCGGCGATGTCGATCATGCGCTGGAGGGTGGACGGCGAGTCGATGACCGTCATCCACTCGTCCCAGGCCCGCTGCGACGAGACCAGGATGGATCCGATCTCCTCGTCGCTGAGCGCGTTGGGGTTGCTCTCGATGTTGACCGAGTCGGGAACCGTGACGGGGCGGAAGGACCCGTTCCGGAACGGGTTGTCGGACTCGTTGAGGATGCGGTCCTCGGTGATGAGGCGCTCCTCGGTGGTGATCATGAAGTTGCGCCGACCCGTGATGAGCTCATGGACCTCGTCGCCACGACGGTCCAGCTTGATGATGTCGTTGCCGGAGGTCGAGATGTTCTCCCACGTCTCGACGAACTCGCGGTCATCCTCGGTGATGCTGCCCTTGGGCATGTCGCTCTCCTCTGTTCCAGGCCCCCAAGGCGGGGGATCAGTTCCACATGAGTGTTCGGATCAAATGGCGTTCGGATTGCGTTTCTGCGGCAGAACCCGCTCAGCCAAAGTTCAGACGCCCGGCCAAACGCCAGAAACACCAAGGGCCCCCACCCCCCGGAGGAGAGGTGGGAGCCCTTGGCTCGATGCGTCAGATCAGGCGCTGATCGACGAGTCGATGATGCGGCGCGAGCGCTCAGGGTGGTGGATGAGCACGCCCGTGTCCCGACGGGACAGGTAGTGCCAGTACCAGTTGTCGAGCTCGCTGAACTCCTTGGACTGGAGGCCGCCGTAGAAGGCGAACTTGCCGACGTCGCGGGAGATGACCCACAGCTCGTTGGCAGGGGCGTACGCAGCCCCCTCCTCGTCCTTGTAGTTCTTCAGGGAGACGACGCGAGCGCCACGGTAGACGCCCAGGGCGCCCTTCTGGCGGATCTCCTCCTGGGTCTCGTTGGAGTACCCAGTGAAGTCCATGATCTGGTCGACCATGGTCGGCCGGCCGACGATCACGACCTCGCCCGTCTTCGACTCGTCGCGAACGCCACGGATGGCAGCGTCCAGAGTCGCCTTCGACAGGCCAGCGGCGGTGCTGTAGTACGGCGAACCGCTGGGCACAGCCTCGGCGAGCACGGTGCGGATGCGGCGGTTGACCTCCGCGTCCATCCGGGTGATCGCCAGGTCGCGCAGAGCCTGCGCCGACTCAGCGAAGTTCGTGAGGAACTTGTCCTCGAACTCCCAGACGTGAACACCGATCATGTCGCGGGGCACCTCGGTGACCTCGGAGGTGAGCTCCGACGCCTCGATGTAACCACCACGGGCCATGTAGAACGCCTTCAGGCCGGTGGTCTCACGGACCATCACCCGACCGTTGAAGTCCGTCCGCTCGGTCTCGATGAGGTTGTCCACCAGGGTGGTGTACTCGAACCCCTGGAGGATCGACTCCGTGAGGTCCTCAGCGAAGTCACGACGCCACGAGGGGTCGTTCCAGTTTGCGCGGGCCTCCTCGTTCGCCGCCTCCATGATCTCGAGACGCTTCGCGTTCTCTTCCGGAGTGCGGCCGAAGGAATCGACCATCTTCTTGGTTGCAGACATGTTGGGAACTACACCCCCTCTCAGAAGTTGAGCGTGGCCTCGACCACGCCAGTCGTCGTGTTGACGGACTCCACGGTGAGCCAGTTGCCATCGGTGGTGCCGTTGGCGACCTTGAAGGCTCCGGAGCCGTCCGGAGTGAGCTGCGCGCCCAGGGCGAGGCTGCCCAGAACGACGGAGCCCGCGAGCAGGTTGTTGGCCGGGATGACCCGACCGTCAGCGAGGGTCTTGGCGGCCGAGTTCTTCAGCCAGACCTTGACGCCCTTGCCCGAGACACGCTGCACGAACTGGTTCGCAGGAACCGCGTCGAAGTCGGCGGTACCGGCAACAGCCGCGTCCAGGCCCTTGGCCTGCACGTGCTCGTAGACGGCGACACCGGCACCAGCGGTGCTGGCACCAGCGGCCGCAGCCTTGACCTTGCCCGGTGCGGCAGGGTCGATGGTGATCGGAGCACCGATCTTGATCGAGCCACTCGTCGGGGTCTTCTCGCGACCGCGACGAACGATGTTCTCGAACGAACGGAACCCGAAGGAACGGGAGTAACCCATCGTGTGTTTCCCTCCCCTCTCAGGAGGTCAGGCCGAGCGCGGCGCGCCGGGCAGACTTGTCGGAAGCGGATGCCTCGTCGGTGGGCTCGGTGGTGAGCTCCTCGGAGGTGCCGGACATCGCCGAAGCGGAGTCCGTCTCGGACGAAGCCTCGTCACCCTCGGCGGTGGCGGGCTTGATGCTGCGCCACTCCTCGAGCTTCTCGGCCCAGTCCTCTTCGGCGAGGTCGGCCCACTTGGAGGCCTTGTCGCCGATGTAGTCCTTGCTGAACAGGCCGAGGTTCTCGACCTGGCTGGCGCGGGCGGAAGCGATCTCAGCCTTGCGGGCCGCCTCGTCCTTGGCCTCGATGTCGCTCTTCAGGGAAGCAACCTCATCGGTCGCCGCCTTGAGCTCCACCTGGGCCTTGTCGAGGTCGCTGTTGAGCCGAGTGTTCTCCTCGGTCAGCTCCGCGACCTTCGTCTCAAGCTCCGCCTTGTCGGTGGCCAGCGCACTGGCCTCGTCCGTCTTGGCAGAGAGCTGAGACGACAGGTCGGCAGTCGCGTCCTTGAGCGCCTTCTCCAGGAGCGCCTGGTGCGTCTCCTGAGTGATGGTGTTGTCGCTCACTTCTGTAGTCCCTCCCTCCTCGTGCGGGGGCTGGTCGGATGCAGCGCCCGACGGCAGAGAGCCGGAGGGACCGGACGCCGGGGTCTCACCTTGCTGCGAGGCCTTTTCCAAGCAGAAGGGGCAGGTGTCGGCGTCATGCCGAGCGCCGTCAGGCTGGAGAGCCATCAGGTCGTCGTGCAGTCGCGCCGCATCTGAGAGATCCACGTTGATGTGATCGTTCGTTTCGGGCTCGAGTTGAAATTAGATGCTCGCCAGATAGCACGAACCCCCGTCCGGTAGCGGAGGGACGGGGGTTCGCGGCGCTCAAGCCCTGGCGTGTAGGCGAGCGACTATCCGGGAGTGGTCGGACGAAGATGCGCTGTCAAGACCATTGCCATCAGCTGCTCCCAGGCGGACGTCGTCATCTCGATGCCACTGGCAGCGATCGACGTGTACTGGTCCTGGGTCTGCTCGGCAAACAGTGCTGCTTCGTCTTTCACGGCCTGAGAGATGACGGAGGCGTGTGCGTTCTTCCAGCCCGGACGAACCGGGGGGATGATCAGCGCTCCACCACGAAAGACCGGGTTCACGATGTGGCGAATCGAACTGCGCTCAATGAGGTGCTCGCAGTGCGACTGCACATCCAGATAGTCGAACGTCTCGCCGCAGCCGTTCTCTCCGGCGCAGATCAGATGACTGCCCCGGCACTCCATCGAGTAGAACAGCAGTCCGTCCTCGTCGGCCGCCTGAACCTGGGCGGCCTCGAACGGGAAGATGTGTGACCACAGGCCACTGAGGGCCTGGATCTTCATGGAGCCCTGGCTGGCCTCGTCGTCGCTTCTCTTCAGTGCGACGGTGCGGGTTGCCGCATAGAAGCCAACGGGCGTCCGAAACTTGTGGACCATGTTGAGCGGGGCGTACTTGATCGTGTACTCCGCCAGCTCAAGGTCGCCGGCCGTCCAGAACTGCTTGTTCGAGTTCGGGTTGTCGCCCTCGACGAAGTCGCCCGCGATCCAGGTGACGAACGGGTTCGACTCCTCGATCTTCCAGCCGGACTCGATCGACGCAGCCATGTCGGCCACGTCCTGGCTAGAGCGAGCGATGTGAGCCGAGTTCACCAGGAAGGTGCTCGGACCACGATCGAGGACGATCGTCTCCATCAGATGCTCGAGATCGGGACGTAGACCGTCTTCCGCTTGACCTCGATCGGGTCACCGAGCTCGACGGCACCATCCTCGTTGATCGAGTAGGTGCTCGCGTACAGGGAGTTCGGGCCGTTCCCCTGCTCGACGGAGAAGACCACGGCGTCATCGCTCAGGTCGTTGACCCAGGTCCAGATGGAGGGGGCGGTCGGGGTGGACTCCCGACCGTACTTGGCCCGAATGGCCAGGGACACGGCCTCTTCGATCTCGCGGAAGGTGTGGACCAGGTTCGCGTGATCCAGCGCCGCCTCGTCGGTGACGAAGGTCCGGTCACAGTCGCAGTGAATGCAAGAAGTCGCCATGTCTGAGTGTTCGGACGCAGGGCCACTCAGTTCGACTACCGGCTCCTGCGCGCCCCTTCCGGTGGGACTTTGGTGGGACCTCCCACGCCGAAGCGGCGATATTGAGTCTCTGACCTGGGCAAACGCCGCCACGGGTCATACCTTCCAAGCTGGATATGCGGGTTCGATTCCCGTCACCCGCTCCACATGGTTTAGGCCTCTGACCTGGGCAAACGCCCTCTGAGTCCGCCCGCTTGGATCCCGCGAACCCTTGCGGAGCGGACTCAAATGGACTCAGATGTACCCCGTTGGTGGGACTTCGGTGGGACTTCGAGGGGAGCTCTTGATGAGAACGCCGGGGTACGTCAGGAAGCAGCCATCTGGTCGCTGGAAGGCTCGCATCAAGGTGGGCGGCAAGGAGCGGACAAGGACGTTCGACAGGAAGGGTGAGGCTGAAGCCTGGCTGGTCAGCCAGCGCGCAGCAACCCTGGCGCTAGAGAACTCCCACTGGAGTGAGCGCCCGATCGGGAACCGACTCCTCTTCACGGACTACGCCGAGCGCTGGATGCGAGAGAAGGCGGACACCCACAAGGCTAGGACACGTGCCCTGTATCGAGGACTCCTGGACGGGTATCTGATTCCCGAGTTCGGAGCGGCCGAGATCGGCCTCATCGAGCCCGACGACGTCCGAGCCTGGTTCTACGACCGCGAGTGGAGCAGCAAGACGACGCGAGGTCAGGCGTACACCCTCCTCAGGACGATCATGAACGAGGCGGTGCGGCAGTCCAAGATCAGAGCCAATCCGTGCATGATCAAGAACCCAAGGCCGGCAACCAAGCGTGAGGTCGCGATTGCCACCCCAGACGAGATCGTGGCCATCTCCGAGCGAGTGCCAGCCAGGTATCGGCTCCTCGTCCTACTCGGGGCCTGGTCGGGGTTCCGCTACTCGGAGCTGATCGCCCTCCAGCGCAAGGACGTCCTGTACAAGCCATTGCGTCTGAGGTCTCGGCCGCCAGTGCACCGGATCAACGGCGAATGGGTTCTGGACGACCGTCACAAATCAAAGGCTGGCGATCGAACGGTCCACTTGCCACCCAGCCTGGAGGCCGACGTAAACGCACACCTGTCCGAATGGGTCGAAGCAAGGCCTGATGCGCTGCTATTCAGCACCTCGGGTGGCAAGTACCTGGCTAGGAGCAACTGGACCGCCATGTTCATGCGAGCTCGAGAGTCGATCGGTCGAGATGACCTTCGCTTCCATGATCTCCGGCACACGCAGGCGACCCTGGCCGCTCAGGCCGGCGCGACGCAGGCTGAGTTGATGGCCAGGCTGGGGCATTCCAGTAGCGCGGCCGTGATGATCTACCAACACGCCCAGGCGTCGCGTGACAAGTCGCTGGCGGTGTTGATTGACGGCATCAAGACGCGCAGCGACGCAGGTAGTCGCGAACGGCGGTCTCGGTAACTCGCACCGCCCGGCCGATCCTGACCACCCTGAGGTTGCCTCGGTCGATCTCGCGCCGAACCGTGCGCTCGTTGACGCTCCAGAGTTCGGCGACCTGCTCGATCGTGTGAAGCTGTTCTGCCATGCGAGCCTCCATGGGCCTCTTGCTGATTACGGGTTGATCAGGACCTTGTCCCTGCGGCCGACTGCGTGCGGGTTCCAGTCGCCACGCATGACAAGGTCGTCCGCCATGTTCCGGTAGTCGATTCGGAACCGAGAAGTCTCTCGCTTCTTGACGAGTGGCTGAACCTCGAATGGCTTGAACGGAGCGGTGACGGTGATGTCCCGAGTGAAAGGATCGAGCCTGAACGACGCCGTGACCTTCCGGCGAGCCCACTCCTTGCCGTTCTCGCCGACGACCACAAGGTAGCCCGGCATGTCGGGGATCAGGTTCACTGGTCACCACCCTTGGCCCTGGTGAAGACCCAGGAGATCCCGTCCGTCTCGGTAGCCACCCAGGCCGGTTCGTCGTCGTAGTGGAACGTCACCGTGTCGACGTAGAAGTGGCCCTCATTCTTGTCGAAGCCGGGAGCGGTCTTGAGCCACTCCGCGACCTTCGCCAGCTCGGTGATCTCGTGATCCCAAATCTCTTCTGCCATGTCCGCCACATTAGCGAACATTGGTGTCAGATGCTAGGACTGACCCCGTCCCCGCTTGGCGCGAGGCCCGTCTTCGGTGACTCCCCGGGGTCGACCACCTTCGGGGTCGGTGCCGTCCTTGGGCGCTCCGGGGGGCGGAGACTGCTCCTCGCCTTCCCCTTCTTTCCCTTGGTACGGGTTCTGGTTGGGAGAAGAGAACGGAGTCTGGGACTGGAAGATGTCGTCGACCTCGACCCGCTCCCGGGCCCGGCGAAGCGCTTCGATGTCCTGGTCAAACTCCAGCTCCTCCAGAGTCGTTTCGCGGCTGATGTCTCCACGGTCGCGGAGCTTCAGAAGCGCGGACACGATGTCAGCATCGAAGTCGAGGCTGATCCGACGCGGGGTGAACGCAAGTGAGGGCATCTCGGTCAGGACGCCAGGGTTCTCCTCGACCACGACGCGGAAGATCTTGGCCTCGATCGTCCGCACGAGCATGTGGCGGCGGTTCTCCAGGCCGCGCGAGACGATGCGACTCATCTCGCTGACGCCGGAGCCACTGGAGTTGCCACCCTGGACGAGCGGGGTGAAGGTCTGGAGCGCACGGAAGACCAGACGGCTGTCCAGAACCTGCCAACGACTCTCGATCAGCGTGTTGTCCAGGGCCGGCGAGACGATCTCCACGCTCAGACGGTGGTCACCAACCAGAACAGGGAGGCGGGCCACGATCTTGGCCTGCTCCTGAAGGTTCTCGATCTCTGCGGCCTTAGCGGGCAGCTTGTCGGTGCCCTTCTTGATCACCACGATGAAGTTGGTGTTGCCGATGAGGCTGGCCCGGTCGGAGTTCCTCAGGTGCTCCTTCATCTCCAGGATCTGGAGGATGCTCTTGAGGCGAACCGGAGAGAAGCGCTCGTAGTCGGACATCGTCAGGGCGTGACGGAAGATCGCCTCGGGCCGGAACAGGTACAGGTTCGCGGAGGAGGCACCGACCTCGGCACATGCGACCTTGTCCTGATCGGTGGGCTCGTAGCGACCCTCGAGCAACTGGACGACCGTCCGATCCCGGATCTGACCGGCCAGCGCCTTGTCGAAGGCCTCGGCCTCGGCCCGGTTGGCGATGTAGGCGTAGCGCTCCCGGCCGAACATCAGCGACCCAACCGGCAGGATCTTGGTGGGGTCGAAGATGGTCATGTTCGTCGGAATCTTGACCGAGAAGGACTTGCGACGGGTTCGGTTGCCCTTACCCGGGCCCTTCAATTCAGGAGCCTCCTGGCCCCGGAGTTCGGCCTGCTTGGTAAGCATCTGCTGACGCAGGTCTCGAAGAGTGCGGTTCACCGACTCGTCACGCACCTGGTAGGTCCGGTTCTCCCACCAGAGGCCGATGTAGACCTGGGACACCTTGAAGAGCTCGCGGAACTGCTGGCGCAACTTCGAGTCCAGGTCGATGTCGCGAGCCCACTGGTTCCAGACGTCTTCCTGGTCAGAGTCGTAGAGCTCGAAGCGCACCTTGTTGAAGGCCAGGCCCTCAGTCACGTCGGCCAGAGTGCTGAGAACGTCATCGTTCTCGACAGCCCAAGCGCACTTGCTCATGGTCGCGAAGGTGTGCTTCGCGTTGGTCCACTTGGTTCGGTTGAACAGGTCATACGAACTGCGGCCACCAGAGTCGCGGAGCGACGCGCTCCACTTCTCGATGGCATTCGCGATCTCCCCGTTGGCCCTGGTCGCAGCGCGGAACAGGTCGTCAGGCAGGCCGGACTCGTTGATGTACTGGAAGGTCGCGGGAGTCGTAGCCGACTCCACATTGCCGTAGCGGCTGCTATTGAAGCGCGCCTCGATGGCGTTGTCCGTCATGACTGGCCGGCCTCCATCTTCCAGTCGAGCTCACGCACGGCCTGAAGGCGAGAGGCGTTAGCCCACTGATCCTTCAGTTCGTCCAGGGCGGGCTCGATTTCACGGATTCGGACGTTGCGCCAAATCGGGAACATGTCCTCGATCCGGTGAATGCGAACGCGCAACTCACTGAGGCGTGCAGAGTGGCCACGGGCCAGCCGCATCATCTCGTCAGGCTCGCGATGATGGAACGTCTTGAGATCGGCGAAGCAGTCGTCGATCTCCTCACGGACGGAGTCGACAGAGCCACCCACGACCGGGTTGAACACAGTCGTGTCGGCCCCGGCCATTTGATGGCTTTTACCGCCCGCTTGCCCCGCATTTGGTGCCGGAGCCAGAGTCATCTTCGTCATGATGCTCAGGTAATCGGCAGCATATGCCCCGAGTTAGATTTGTTCGGCTTAGGTGTAGTACCAGAGCGTCGGCGTCCAGCGACTGCCACCCAGTCGTACATCAACGTGGGCCACCTTGCCCGACGAGCGCGAGGTGCCGATACCGGAGAACAGCTTCAGCGAGCGCATCTTGGATAGCGTCACAGTCTGGCCGAGATCTGCCGCCCGTCCCTTTCGGTGCTGCGACAGGGAGGCGCCACCAATGCTCGCGTTGTACGCGTCGCAACGACAACCCGAGACGATCTGAACCGGACCCGTCTCCTTTCGCAACTGCTCGAGCCGCCTGACCAGGCTGCGCTTGACCCAGATGCGGCGGCATGAGGCATAGCGCCCACCGCACTTACACAGGAACTCGGAGTAGCGGAAGTGGGTGGAAAGGTCGGGCTTACCCGCCTTGTTGCGGGCTTCGCATCCGAAGAGGACTTTCTCTGTCCTGGATCCCGATCGGATCCAGCCACTCGGAGTGAGTCCCTGGGAGCGCTGGAAGTCACGAATGGCTTGGCGGTACCTGGTCTTGGTGTTCACCCGGAATCCGAGGCGCTGGAGCGCCACCTTTCGACGGGCAATTCGCTGTGCCTTTGTGCTCACTACGGCTCCTCGGTGTTGTGTACCTCGCTGTCAGAGTTGGGCACTTGCGCTGGGTCTGGATTGGGCTTCGGATCGTCCTTGTCGAAGCGCTTGACCAGAATGTGCGGGATGAACCACACGAAGAACAGAATGAAGAGGATGGTCCCGGCCTCGGAGTTGTTGACCAGCCACCGAAGGCTCTCGCTCAGGGTGTCTCCAGGAGCGTCGTCCGTGAGGGCGAGCACCTCGGCCACGACGAACATGCCGCCGAAACCGATGAGCCAGAACCAGAACCAGCGCATGTTTGGCTTAGGGGACTCGGCCATTACTGGGACTCCTTCACAACCCTGATGAGATTCGACTCGTTGATGGCGACGGTGGTAGCGCACTTACTACAGAATCGGACATTTCCGACCTGAGTAACAACTTGCCCGGGGCGCACGGCGCTGCCGCAGCGAGCACACCAGAGGTCTTGTAGATACCCCGTCTCGACCGAACCATGCGCGCTCATACCAAGAAGGCGTCCAGAATCGGCTCATCCGAGGAGAGTTCGCGCAGGTGGTTGATGGATTCCTGTTGGTACGCCAGGACGGCCATCCGGAACGCATCGAGCGCGTGGAACTTGCCCTTGTTGAACTGCTTGCGCCCGTAGGCGTCGGTGGATGACTTCGTGACGACGTATGTCTGCCCCTGGAACTCCCGAAGCATGTCCACGTCCCAAGGGAGGATCAGCCGCTCCTGGTCGACAAGGAGGCGCAGCATGTCCGAGCTGTACTCGAGGACGTTGGCCATGATCTTCTTGCCGTTCGGATCCTCTTCGTCGTACGCAGTGTCGCTCTCGTGAGAGTCGTAACCCACGACGATCTTCTCGGAGAAGTTGTACGGCCGCATCGCCTGAATGAAGCCCGGCTCCCCGGACTGCTGGATCTCCTGCCAGATGGGTAGGCCAAGTCCGGTGCGGTCCATCCCGAATCCGCGCGGGCGGTAGAAGTCGTAGAGCGCAGCCATGACGGCGCGCTGGTCGGGCGACGCGATGCGCTCCAGGTGGATACGTGCGATGCACTTCAGCTTGCTGTTCGGAACATCGCTGCTCTTGCTGGACTTGGCGACCTGCTCGCCCAGAACGATGATCTCCGAAGGGTGGTTCGTGATTCCGACGTCCATCCCAATCCAGACGTTGCCGTACCCACGGTGCTCGGGTGGCAAGTCCAGCAGGGCTTCAATCGGAAGTCCCGAGTCCCTGACGCGCTCGTCATTGATCCTGATGTGCTGGTACTCGCTCTGGTTGTAGAACGAGCTCTGAACCTGATCCACGCACTGCATGAGGCGCGTCAGAACGAACAGGCTGGACTGGGCGTCGCCATGCTGGCCCAGGATGTTGCGCCGGTAGTCCGGGTGGTCGCGAGAGCCGTACAACTCAGCCTTGGCCTCGCGCTCCTCTGCGGTCCAGTCCGGCCTGTGCATCGCCGTGTAGCGATGTGAGAACCAACCCGACTCAGGCTGGGTCTGCTTGTAGTAGCGGTCTCGCACTCCACGAGACACACCGTGCGCTCGCCAGGTGGCATTCTCGTCGCCGTACTTCAGCGTCTCGCCGAGTTCTACCCAGCCGGCTTCGGGGTAGTCCTGAGCCTCGTCCATCTCGAGCTTCAGGGGGTGCATGCCCTTGACGCCCTTGCCGTCCTTCTGTGGGATGCGTCCGACGATGCGCGCGCCGTTGCGGAACTTCGCCTCGAAAGGTCGGTGGGAGAACCCGTTGGAGGTGCCCGATCGCTTCAGGAACTCTCGACTGAGCCTCGAGCTCATGATGCGGTCTTCGATGTGCTTGGTGACCGGGTCGAGGTGGATCATCTCGGGAGCCGTCACCAGCATCTCTTCGCCGGCATTGGTGAACGGGAACGCCCAGGCTCGCATCTGAATGCCAACCGACTTGCCGATGGCTCGGGCGCACTGGTCGATCTGGAACTTGGACTGAGTGCGGTACCACGGGTACTGGAAGTCCCAGCAGCGGAACACGAAGTCCTTGCTCGTGTCGTCAGTCCAGGAGAACTCGGCTGGGTCAATCCCCGATTGGTCCTGAAGGATCGCGAGGAGGTAGCGCTCCTCCTCTGTCAGGTCTGCCATCGCGCTCATAACAGACCCCGCTCCCCAATGTACTGAACCCTTGACCTACACATCAGGTTTCGGTCTTCCGGCCGGTCAGATAGTCGTCAATGACCAGTTTGGCCGCTATGAGCGAGTCGATGACCTCGGAAACCGTGTGCGACGTCAGGTGAGAAGCAACGTGCGGTCGAACCTGACGGGGCTCGGTGAAGCCACCTGACTTCCACTCGCACGTAGGAACTGGGCAGCCGATAGTCCTGAGCCG